AAGTACCCCACCTTCGTGTCTAGCAACTGGTTCGTAATAGGCACGAGATCCGCAACTATCACAGGTAACACTAAGCAATTCATGAGCAAAGTACATAACTAATCCCCTTGTTGTATTTGGTGGTAAGGCAAGCGGAATCGCCGCCTGAATCCACGATACCCCCGAAATTCCGCGCCGTCAAATCAACGCAACCACCCCCGCCCCGACAGCGGGGGGGGTGCGCCGAACTTCTCAACCTACGTTTGTTATCGGTAGCGGTAGCGGTAGCGGTAGGGCTACCAGGTGAAGCATGCCTCAATCAATGAGTCGACAAGACTGCTCTCTCCTCTTACTATCTGATACTTGGGTGTGCTCGATGAGTACAGTTCATCTCCACTCCGGGCAATGATATGCACACCGCTTGGTGTGGTCAGCGTACTGAGGTGACACACACGTTGGTTCTCTGTTATCAACTGATCTGATCTTGTGATCACACCAACACAAGCGTCTCGTTTGATTTCCTCTATCGCAACTGAATCATTGAGGGCATCGAACACATCCGGGTATGACCCCTTGAACTTTACGCTGAGCTCTACTCCCTCTTCGTAGTCTTCGTTGATTGTTGGGACGGTCTCATCAGGGGTGCCATTCAGAGATAGATACCACAACTGAGCGGAGCTTTCCATTGGCGGGGCGATCTCACTCCAGTGCTCCTCCATCTTGACAAAGTCTGCCATCTCTATGTCCATGCGCTCTTGGTATATCTTCTTGTACTCAGCATCGAGTATGTCTTTGAGTTCTTGGTTGTCGGTCATACTGTTTCCCTTCGTGCCCGGTACATGGAATATTCTTTTGCCCTGGTCACTGCTTCTTCCGGCAGCAGATCAGCAACGCCAATTGCTACATCGGTAATCATTGGCCTGATACTTGGGTGACACTTGAGTGCGACAGTAAGTATCTCTACCAACACTGTCTCAAGCTGTGCTAACTCTTCACTTCCTAGTTTCATCTTGCTTCCCTTTCTTGTTTGTTTGATCCATAAACGTAGCGCTATGGGTTCCTTTGTTTGTACATACTGGCTACTCTGACAGCTTCACATACGTGGTGAGCTTATTGCCGCAGGTAGGACATTTCCACTGTTGGTTCATTCGTTATCTCCTGAGTGCAGTCACATCGTTTGACATAACTGTAGGTGTTGTGCTCTGTGCCGGGGTGGATGCCTTTCATTTCGTAGGCCCACCTTGCTACCTTGGGGTTGCCCTCTTCATCGAGAGACAAGCGTATGCCTGAGTCATACAGGCTGTTGTCGCACTTGTGGCAGTAGAACGTACGCACCTCTGCCTTCTTGAATGCCCTGAATAAATCCTTTACCCTCTTCAGATCGGGGAATCCATCCTCTTCTTCGAGCTGTCGTAGTACTTGCTTACCTTGTTCTGAGGTGGCCTCAATCATCAGCTCGCATGTACGCCATGTCTTCTTGATATTGGTTGGTGCGACCTTTGCTGTGGGGAATACACCACACAACCTGTCAACGAATAGCTCTATCTCTGCTGGCAGCATTAGCTTTCTCCTTCCTTCTTTCGATTACTTCTGTTTCGATTGCGATGATTACGTCGTGTAGTTCTTGCTCGTCTAGCTTGCCTACATACACACGGCGCAGGAACTTGGATGCGTTAATAAGGTGGCGCTCATGGATCATTTTGCTTTCCTCATCTTGTTTCTTTGAATGCGCCATGCCTTGCGCTGACGAGCAGACATCCCGCCCCACACACCATACTCAAATCCGTTGTCAACCGCAAACACTAAACACTCTTGTTGCACCGGACATGTGACACACACGGCTTTAGCTGCAGCCATTTCTTTCTGACCATCGCCAAGTTCAAAGAAGAACAGAGATGTATCTGTGCCCTTGCATACAGCGTCATCCATCCAGTCAAAGCTTTTGTTCTTAAGTTCCCACTCGTTTAATATCTGCATTAATATTTCCCTTCGTTCTGGTTTCATTTATCTCTACCTCAATTCGTGTGCCAGGGACTCCATCCCGCTACATCGAAGAGAAGTTTTCCTGCTCTCAGGTTGGTCAGCGGATCTAGAAGTCTAGCTTGATCGCAGACCTCCATCACTTTGCATACCAAGCCGGCATACTCTTTGTGATCTTGCTTCCAGTGGACACCGTTGATCTGCAACAACCCACTGTCTGACTTGTGTGGTGGGCCGTTATCCCATCCGATGATTGCGCAGTCAGGACTAACGATTGAACCGCCAATCCTACCTGGGCAACCACCCGATTCTCGAAGGATGATCTCTCCTAGACGCTTGTGTGTCTTCTTCGGCCACCCAGCCTGCAGTGCCAGTATCGGTAGCCACGATATGTCCCCATGCTTGAACTGGATTGGGGTCGTCAATGACCTCGTCTCCGCACCCATCCTCATCGGCGTTGGTAAAGACGAACCTACCTCCGGAGCTCCCGCTGCATGGACTTGAGATCCAAGTGCGATCAACCCAACTAAAGGTACAGTAATAAACCGTATCAGTCTCTTCATTGTTCCCTCCCATTGTAGTCTTTCTCTCTAGCCCTTATGAAATAAGGCTTATCATTTCGCTGAACTCTGTCAATGTCATGAGCACTATGCCCTCTGTTGTGCCGTCAGGCATGGCAACCATCACGAACGGACGATTGTCACCCAACGCCTTCGACGCATCGCTTTGATTTTTCGCGTCTCTAAATCGTGTATAAATCGGACCGACTTGCGCGCCCGCCTTGATCTCGGTACGAACAATGCCACCCCAGTTCTCTTCGTGACGGGTAAGGTGACCACCCAGCCCAAGTTTCTTACGCGCTCGACGTGCCTTGGAATCTCCTTTAGTCCTGTTGCGTTTACCCCTAGCTGCAGGGTCACCACAGTTTCGAATCCTACGCGCACCGTCACGACCGGCTCTACCGAGGGTGCCGAATTTCGGACACCCTTCGGCATTGCACTTGTCTTGGTTGCCTTCACAGTAACCCTTTCTTTCCTCGGTCACTTGAACGCAGTGATCAACTGGGATGCCTCGCCTTTAGTGAGGTCGTCCATCTTCTCGATCAAGCGACCAATGGTTGCACCGCAAAGGTCAACAACATCGGATGTCTCGGTGATCTCCTTGCCCCTCAGCATTGCACGAATCATGCCGAGTTGCTTTGGTGATGCTGGTTCGCCTGGATTCTTGATCTCTACCGAACGAGCCGGCACCTCAGTTGCACCGAATGCATCTACCAATTGGTTGACCACTTGATCTACCTGCTGGCGTTGTACCTGTGGTGTTGGTGCTGGGGCAGGGGCTGAACCCATGCGCTGTACCTTCTCCATCTCCTCACGGCTAGGGCGTGAACCCTTGGCTGCGTACCCGCAGTTGGCTAGTCCGCGTCCGATTGCCGAAGTCTCTGCGTTTTCCGCATGGCTAGTCCGGTTGACTGGCGATGCACCACGTAGTTCTTCTGCGTAACCAGTGGCTACAGGTCGGTCGTCTTCACGGTTGAAGAAGATCTCTGCGCGAACGAGGATCCTTGTGTCATCGTAGTAGTGAATGCCTGTCAAGATTCTGCCATCTGGGTGTTGTTCCCAGAACTTGACGAGCCGATCTTCTACGGTCTCGTAGTTGTCTAAGTTGAATGATGCCATTGTTATTTGCTCCTTGTCTTCATTACTCTGAATGTGGATGTCTTTCTGAATTTGGGGACAAGAGCTGGATGCTCTGCCTCAAACTTCTTTTGATCAAAGGATGTTCGGCTTTGGGTCTTCCATGTCACTACGACATTGCCGTCAATCGTCCCTTCCTCTGCGTCTTGCATCATGGTACCAAGTTGAGTCTTAAGTTCCGACTCTTGCTCGGCTAAAGCTTTACCCATCTCGCGAACCTTGTCAAGTTGTTCGATGATAACTGCTGCCTCTGAAGGCAATGCCATCTGCTTCGCCGTGCTCTCGGGGTACATGGATTCAATATGCTTGTACTCAAGCTTTGCTGCAGCAGGTGGCACACCATTGTCAATGTCAGCCAAGAACTCTTGGCACTTGAAGATGTGGTATTCCCTGTCATCTGATGAGATGTGTTGCGTGTAGCGCTTGATCTGCATCTCGTTGTCAAAGATGATCCATTCAATCGTCTCACTACCTGCACAGATAGCCTGTTGAACACCTTGCCAATGCCACTCACGTGGTAGTACACCAGTGAATTTCTTATTGGTGGTCTTGACTTCATACGGAATACCGTTGTCATCAATCGCGTCAAGCGTAGCTATCAGTCGTGCACCATGCTCGTTGTAGCAGTACATAACATCCGGGGTGATGAGGTTGATACCCTCAACATCTGCTGTCCACTTGATGAGCACAGGCTCCATGTAGTTACCACGATCCATTGCGGAGTTGGTTGGTTGTGGAGTTGGTGGCGTATCTGCCAGTAGTTCCATGGCCAAGTCGGCTGCGCTTGTGTATTTGTTTTCGTTGTGTACCGCTGAGGCAACTGAGGCAGATATCCGCGTCAGTCCATTCTCATCGACCCACCTTACGTTCAACCACTCTTGTGATCCGTGCTCTGGCTTTGTTATTTGGTATCTCATACCATCCCTTTCTTTGGTGTGAGATGACGGTATCAGGTTTGGAAGGGGGGTGCAACCTCATCCGGAAGATTTATCTGGACACACTTGAAGTCAACAACCATTTCCTTTGGTATGCATAGAACATGGTCAACGTCACCATCCGGGGTAATTGACTGGAAGATCGTGATGTGCCCTTCCTTGCCGCCCTCATCGATGGGCATCAAGAACCCGCCCGTCCGCACAATGTAAGGATCCTGATCGAGATCACGCGCGGCTGTCCATGTGGTCGTTGCCGAGTGGGCATCCCGCCACGTCACGTATATATAGGTGAGCTCACTCATCTTCGG